ATTCAGTTCGCCCACTCTCGGATTATGAGGCCTGGTATGGCGTTGAGGATACTGATTTTGATTCAGTTAATCTTAAAACGTCTGCCGGACCTCCATTTTGTCGACCCAAGAAAGAATTTGTTCTTTTTGATCATGAAAAGAAGACCGTTTACGTCGATTCTCGCATTGAAGAACACATTGTGGAAATAATGGACATTATTAACTCTGGACGAGTTTTTGTCCCAACCTGTTTCCACACTCTCAAGGACGAGCCTATTTCTATTTCTAAGAACGATGCGTGCAAAGTTCGCGTTTTTAACACGATGTCTTGTGCGCTCAACTTTCTGATCAAGAAATATTTTGCTCCACTTGTGGCCTTCATGAAATCTTTTCCGTGGTTCTTTGAGCAGCTGCTCGGCTTGGACATAGCTTCAATGTCGTGCGACGAGCTTGTTAACCACTTACAAAAATACTCCATTGACCGTCTGGGTGACGGTGATTATGCGGATTATGACAATACTACGCCAATGGAGTCTCGGGTGGCAGAAGCCACTGTCTGGCGCAGGATCTCGGTCTGCGTGGGCTACACGCCCGCTGATCAAAATATCGTTTTTCTACTAGCATTTTCTTGCAGTATTACTATACGATTTATTAAAAATGACCTTGTTCTTGTAGTCGGAATTAATCCTTCGGGCTCAAATATTACTATTAACTCCAACAATGTGGTGAATTCACTTGTTTTTCGAGTTACATATTTTGAGTCTGCGCGTCGCCAAGGATTTGCAACACCACTTTCAGCGAAGTATGGTGATACCAGTTTGCTTAATGCTAGCATGGTCCCTCCCTTTCGCTCATTGGTTGGTGCTGTTTTTATGGGCGACGACAATCTTTACAGCGTTTCTCCGCGTTGCTCTTGGTTTGGACATTTCCAGCTAGAGCAAATTACTTCTCGTTTGGGGATGACCTATACAGCAGCAGATAAGTCGAAAGCAGTAGACGTAAAATGGAAGACTATTTATCAAGTTACCATTTTGAAACGTACTTTCTGGTTCGATCATCAACTTAAACGCTGGAAGGCTCCACTCCTTACAGAGAGCATTGTGAAAATGCTGTCCTTTTGCGTAAAATCTCCTAGCTTGTCGACCGTAGATCATATGGCCGTCTTGCTTTCAAATGCGCGGAGGGAATTGTACTTTCATGGCAGAGGAATATTTGATTCCTGGATTCCCCTTTTGGAGGAAGCTGCTGACGTGGCAAAATGCCGCGATAGCTCGCTTTATCTCCCTCTCAGTTATGAGTTTCTTGAAGAGAAATTTTTGAAAGGGGAGTCCCCATGGGCTGTTGAGCCGACCATAGCGTCGCTCATAGCCTAAGTTCTCATCGAGAGCAGTCTCGTTAAACATGCCGCGTGGGAAACGTTAGCGCTTTAGGGCGCGACCTAGACTGCACGTCTTAAAAATGCAAAGTGACTCTTCAAACGTAGAGCCTTCCCATGTGAAGGACGCCCAAGTCTCATCAGAACTTGGACAAATTGTGACGGAACGTCCGGCAGAGACCATGTCCCAACCTCATACTTATGAGATGGTAGGGGCTGGTAAAGCTTTCGACATTTCCGACTTTTTCAATCGCTGGCAGCTTCTTTCAACAGGTTTGTTGCAAACAACGGATACTGCGCTCACCGACATGCTCGGGAGTTCTTATTATCCTATTTCTACTTACCTCAATGTTGCGGCAGTACGTGCGAAGACTCAAAACTATGCTCAATGGCATGGAGACATTGAGATCATGTTTACTGTTACAGCACCGTCAAATGCTTATGGACTTTACGTTTTACAAGCGCTTCCTGATACGCTTTTTGCGGCATCGTCATCTTCATGCAATGCCGCAACGTCTGACAATCCGTGGACTTCCACTCAAGGTATCCACGCTTTTGTCGACATTACGACAAGTAATAGCGTTATCTTCAAGCTTCCTTACTACTCACAGGTCCTGAATAATTTCTTGCCCAACAGTGATGCTCAAATGTGGCGTTTATTGTTGTGGTGCCTTGCACCAATCCAGAATGCTGTTAATGCGGACACGATTGCCGCAACTTACAACATTTATGCCAGAATGCCTGGCATCAACATTGACGTCCCTTACTATCAGTCTGGCAAGGGTGCTTCCTCCACTCTCAAACGCGGTCTTGCTACCGCTCAGAAGTTTAAGGAGGATAAAACAATCTCCAAGACTGCGGGGAAAATTGCTAGTCTTGCTGCCACTGCAAGTACTATTCCATTCCTCGCTCCTTTTGCAGGCCCAGTTGCAGCTGGAGCGGCGAGCGTTATGTCAGTAGCGTCCATGTTTGGTTTTACGCGCGAAGCAGCGCCAGAAAAACCCGTAGACGTTCATCCTCGCTCGTTTTCTTCGGTTGTTAATGTTGACGGCCAAGATGGTTCGGAAATAGTTGCCCTTATGCAGAGCAACAATGTTCCGTACGATCCAGCTGCAGGCGGCGGTTCTCACGAAGATGAAATGTCTTTCGCCTCTCTCTTTAGGAGATGGACGATAGTCGATACTTTTTCGTGGGACACTTCCGCTACAGCCCTCACAAACATCAACACTATTCCGGTTACCCCGTATTTTTGCAAACAAGTTCTCGGAGCCTGCTATCCAACAGTAGCAGGCTTTGTTGGATTTCCTTTTTCGCGATGGCGTGGGACCATGGAGTACAAGTTGATAATTCCAAGCTCGGTTTATCATCGTGGCATGCTTCAAGTGTTCTGGACTCCAGACGTTGGCGGTAGTCTTCCTGCTACCGATATCACTCAAATTCTCCACAATGAGATTTTTGATGTTGAGGCCGGTAGCGAGTATACTTTTACCGTTAACTGGTCAACCAACAATCCGTTCCGTTCCAACAATGGCATGCAAACGAAGACTACTGGTTTTAACGTCAATGACGTTAATGGTTTTCTTGTTTTCCGAGTGATTTCTCAATTGCAAGCGGTGGGTGGTTCAGCTCCTGTCACTTGTGTCCTTCTTGCTAGGGCACATGATAACATGGAGTTTGGCATTCCCAGGCAGGTTGGATCTCTCTATTCTGGAGGGACTCAAGTTGTTTTGCCACTCATTGCACAATTTCAGGGCAAAGATGTCGGTGATGGTGAAGAGGACGACAGCATTTCATTTGAGCTTGTTCCATGCGCTACTACAAACGCTGACAAGCTTGGTGGCGTTATGTTTGGTGAGCAAGTGCGTTCTACACGTGCTCTCGTCCAAAAAATGTCAGTAATTGCTGAGGGTTACAGCGCAACGGCTTGGACGCCTATCATAGCTGTTCCCCATTTTTATCCTCCACCTTTCACTTATCCGGCTAGCCCGTTCATCGTGAATCCGCCAGGTATCAACCCGCTGAGTCCTCCTTGGACTTGGTATGGCCACTATGCTGCCATGTTTGGCTGTGTACGTGGTTCTACTCGTTATAAGGTTTTAGCGCCTTTTATGGGTAGTGGTGCCAATTATGTCGCTCAAGCGGCGCAGATTCACGGTGCTGAGGCCACTACTTTCGTGGCTTCACTTCTTACCGGAACCACTAACTCTGTGAACTTTTCTGGTAGCGATTTTTCCGCTATCCAATGCAGTGGTAATGGTGGAGTTGAGTATACTCTTCCTTACTATACTAGCGTTTTGTTTCGTTCACCATGTGATCAGCCGGTTTCTCCCGGCAATGGCCGCTCAGATGTCATAAATCTTTTGGCAAGTGGCGGTTTTGCGGGACAACAGGTTATCGTGTACTCTGGCGCTGGTCCCGACGTGTCTCTTTTTAGATTCCGTCGGGTCCCACCAATGGTTGTGCACGTGTAACCTCAAAAGTTTTTCTAGGTTTCTTTTAGATGTATTTAAAAGAAACCCACAAAGTCGACCCCCTCTTTTAGGGGGCGGTGTGGGCAACACACCGGTCTTCGGCGCACCTTATGATTTTCTCTCGGGTACGCCCGGGACTATAAGGTTGCAACTTAGATGTGAGACTTGAAACGCAGAAGGGTTTATGTAATATGGAACTCGTCACGTTTTTAGACCCCCCC